ACAAAAAAAGAGCAAGGGGCTAGAACTTATACTTCACAGTTTTTACAAGACCCTACACCTCCTGGAGGAAACTTAATTAATCCAGAGTGGTTTAGAAAGTGGAAACGTTTACCTATATATAATGACGAAATAATGAAACGTAGAAAAAATGCTTATAAAATAGTACAGGCTTGGGACATGAATTACAAAGAAAAAATAGGAAACGATAATGTTGCTTGTAGTGTTTTATTAACAGATGGTACAACAACGTATCTAATCGATGTATTTGAGGAACAAATAGGTTTTATCAAAACATTAGACGCAGTAAGAGATATGAAAGAAAAGTGGAAGTTTATTTTAGACAAAAATAACACTCCATTACCTATTGAAATAATTATTGAGGATAAAGCCAACGGACCTGCCATTATGCAAGTACTAGATATGACAATTCCTGGAATTATACCTACGACACCAGTAGAGGACAAAGTAACTAGAATGACGTCTGTTACTCCATTTATGGAAGCAGGTAACTTCTTAGTTCCAGATATTAGCTCTACAGCACGAGCACAAAAATATGCTTGGTGGCCAGATTGTGAAACAGAGTTAGCTAAGTTTCCGTATGTACCACACGATGACTTTTCCGATTCCTTATCAACTGGACTAAGACGTATATATGTTGACGTAGCAAATAAAAGAAAGAAAATGAGAATCTTCTAGAAGGAGGATAAAATGGGACTATTAGAACAATTTACAAAAGTAGCAATTAAAGCTGGTTCTATTGGTAGAAAAGGGTTCGGTAATGTTTTTGTTAATACAAGACAAGACCCACCTAGTAGAGATACTACAGAATGGCTAAATGCGTTTAACGAAAGTCCTAGGTTAAGTCCAGTAGCTAAAATGGCTACAGATATTGCAACAACTCGTGGTAAGGTAATTAAAACTCAAGCTAACGGTGTGGAAAAAGAAATAAAAGACCACGATTTGTTAAAGTTTTTATACCAACCTAACCCAGAGTTTAATATAACAGGGACATCAAGTCTTTATTTAGCACAAGTACATTACCTAATAAAAGGTGAAGCGTTTGGTGTTATAGAAAGAAACCTAGATAAAACTCCAAAGTTTATGTGGTTTGTTCCCCCTAGTTGGGTAACAATACTATCAGATGGTAAGGGGTACGAAATACTTATACCTAGAGGAAGTAAAATAAACGTAGATAAAAAAGATATGTTTTATCGTAAAAATCCAAATCCAGTTAACCCATTGGGAAGAGGTATTGGACGTGTTGAACCTTTAGGAGACGAAATAGAAACAGATGAATATATGGCTAAGTTCGCTAAAAGATTTTTCTTTAACGATGCTAAACCAAATATTATAATTACTGCACCAGATGAAGCAGACGACGAAGAAATTAGAAAGGCCGAACGTAGTTGGTTTCAAAAGTTCGGTGGTTGGATTAATTCAAGTAAGGCTGCATTTCTTAATTGGGACGCTAAAGTACACGTACTAAATAGTACCAACAGAGAAATGGACTTTGTAGAATCACGTAGATTTTATAGAGACCTAGTAATGCAACACTTTGGAATACCACCAGAAATAATGGGTAATGTTGAAAATAGTAACAAAGCAACAGTTATTGCTGCTAGAGATATTTATCGTAACGAAGTTTTAAACCCAATGTTTATTGAGTTTGAAGAAGCAATTACGTGGCAACTGTTAAGACAATATGAAAACTCAGAAAGTCTTAGATTTGTTTTTATTAGAAAAGAAGAAGACAAAGACGAGTTTCAATTATCTGTATTAGAAAAAGCCTTTGATGGTGGAAAAATAACTTTAAAGGAATACCGTAATGGTATTAGTAAATTATTAAGACAGGATTTACCGGAAATAGGAGTTGAGTATAACGATTTAATCTTTATACCAGCAAATAGAACCCCGATAAACATAAAAAAACCACTAGAAGACCAGTTACCTAAAGAACCAGAGGTAACTGATAACAGTGGGGATGAAGGAGGTAAAGACGATGAGTAAAACTCCAAAAACTTACAAGGAACTTAAAGACAAAAATTATGTTATGGACGTTAAGGCTAGTACAGACCCAAACGAAGAATACACATTAGATATTGTTGGTAGTTCCGAAGCTATTGATAGAGATGGAGATATTATTATGGCTAATGGTTGGGAACTTGACAACTATGAAAAGAACCCAGTATTTTTGTGGGGACACGACCACGGAGGTTTACCAATAGGTAAAGCTTTAGTTGTAAAAGTTAACAAGAAATTAAAAAGATTAGAGTTTAAAATTAAGTTTGCTGTCGACGAGTATCCTTTCGCTGCCACTGTATACAGATTATTTAAAAGTGGTTTCTTAAATGCAACTAGTGTTGGATTTATGATTAAAGAATGGGAATATGACGAAGACAAAGGTGAGAACGGTGCTTTTGTGTTTTTGAAAAACGAATTACTTGAGTTATCAGCCGTTACTGTACCAGCAAATCCAGAAGCACTTATGTTAGGTGTTTCAAAAGGACTTTTTAACAAAGAAGACCAAGAACATATGAAGAGTATGGGAATGTTAAAAAGAATTGATAAGGAGGTAGACGAGATGACTGAAGAAGAAAAGAAAGCTAAGGAATTAGAAGCTACTAAAGCTAAAAAAGTAGAAGACGAAAGATTAGCTGAAGAAAAACGTTTAGCAGATGAACAAAAAACTTTAGATGAAGCAAAAGAAGCCAAACGCTTAGAAGATGAAGCAGTAGAAACAAAACGTTTAGCAGATGAAATCGAAGCAAAAGCAATTAACGACGAAATAGAGTTTAAGAAATCTGTTACGGAATTGTTAGTTGTAGTAAAAGGTTTAGAAAAAGAAATAAACGTATTAAAAGAACAAGTTAAAACTAATACAGCCGCTAAAGCTGTTGAAGTTATAGTACCACCCGTTGATGAAGATGAGCCACTTCAAAAAACAAAAGAACAAATAACTGAAGAAATTGCAAAATATTTAGGACTTACAGAACAAAAATAAAAAGTTATGTACAATATAGGAGGACTTTATAAATGGAAAAAGAAATTATGGCAAAAGTGGAAGAACTTGTACAATCTGCAATAGACAAAGTATTAGTTGGTAAGAATTACAGTACTTTGCTTTCTGCCCCACAAAAAGAAACACCAAATCGTCACAATAAAAGCGACGAACCTGGAATTATGTTTGCACGTTTAGCAAAAGCTATTTTATACACACAAAGAGAAATTCTTTCTGGTAATATGAAAGCTTCATCAAACCCTGCAAAATTCCAAGCAGACTTCTTGAAAAAAGGATATGCAAAAGATACAGCATTCTTAGCAAAAATGGATAAAGCATTAATGGAAGAAAATGACGGTGGATTATTAATTCCTGAAATCTATTCAGACGAATTTATTGACTTACTTTATAACAGAACTATTGTTAAAGAAATGGGAGCAGTTGTAATTCCTATGGAAAAAGGTAATATTAGTATTAATAAATTAATCGGTGGATTAACTGCACAATATATTCCTGAAGGTGGAGCTGCAGCATTTAGTAACATCAAATTAGGTAGAGTTAGATTAAGTTCTAAAAAATTAATGAGTTTAACAGCAATGTCAAACGATATTTTAAGAACTAACTCTTATTACGCAGATAGAATTGTTTTAGATAATATGTTAGAAACAATGGCACAAGCTATGGATTACGCTTGTTTATACGGAACTGGTGGAGAAGATGCACCTCTAGGTATAGCAAATACACCCGACATTCAAGTACCAGATGCTTATGCAAATGCACCAACAAGAACTAAATTAGTTGCAATCGTAACTTTATTAGGACTTAAAAATATTAACTTAGCTGACGCAAGTATTGGTTGGGTAATGGGTTGGGACTCTTGGAAAAACCTTTCAGACGAAAGAGACACAGGGGAAGGACTTATTAACAGAGAATTAACTGACAAAGGAACAATGTTAGGTTACAAAGTTTTAATTTCGAACCAAGTTAGAACATCTAGTTCAACAACAGATATTTTCTTCGGGAAATGGAGCGATATGTTGATTGGTGAAGAGTTCAAAGTAGAATTAGCTATGGACGGAAGTACTACATTTACTGATGAAGACGGTAAAGTAATTAATGCATTTACTAATGACTTTACAGTTTATAGAGCTATTATGAAACACGACATGAAATTAATGCGTGGTATTTCATTCGTTAAACAAGTATTCAACACAGTTGCATCGTAAGTATAACTTACTGAATTAGAAATATATTAAACAAACAGATATAGCGAAACGCTAGGTTAACATACGTTGTAACCCGTTAACAAAACGGGTTGCACAATAATAATAGGAGGAATAAAATAAATGAAGAACTTATTTATTACAAACAGAGTATCACTATCTGTTCTTAATCAAGAAGCAGTAGCAGCTGCAGCTACATTAACTTCAGTTGCTTTTGATACACTTAACTTTAGAAATGCAATTCTTGCAATTGATATTGTAGCAACTAACGAAGTTGCCTATTCAATTAGTTTAACACAATGTGAAACATTAGCTGGAGATTATACAGCAGTTCCTGCAGCAAAATTCGCAGCTATTACTGGTACAGAAACAGATGACACTGCAACAGAAGTATTTGAAGTAGCAGTATCTGGATTACAAAGATATGTTAAAGCTGTTATCGTTACATCAGAAGCTGGAACATCAACTATCGCAGTAGTATGCGCACTTGGAGACCAAAACTATACACCTACAGCAACTGAATTCTTAGAAAAATAACAAATAGTTTATGAGAGCTATACATAATCTGGACTCGGGTGGAAAATTATTTTCTGCTCGCAGTTTAGATGTAAAGGATTTAAAGGAGTTACGTAAGTTTGCAAGCTCCCGTTCAATTATGATACCAACTATATATACCAACGTTGATGAAATTAGAACGTACTTAAAATTACAAGTACAGTTTATTAATGAAGGCATTAGTGCTGGTAAATTAGGAGGTAGAAACGATGGCAGAATGTTTAGTAAGTAATGCATTAACTACTATCGAAAGAGTTAAAGACGAACTTGGAGTATCTTATGATAATAATAGTATTGACGAAACTTTAATTAGATATATTAATGAAGCTACAGATTTTATAGAAGAAGAAACTGGTAGAGTCTTTGGTAAAATTAGTAACAAGATTGAAGTTGTTGGTGGCTCAGCCGATAACTATTTATTATTAAAAGGTAGACCAATATTAGTGGTTAACGAAATTCTATACGGGACAGAAGCAATAACGAACTTTTTAGTAGATGCGGACGACTATAAAGCGGGTATGGTTTACCGTGATGTAGGTTGGACAAAATCTAGTTATATAGTAGGGTTAACTGGAGACCAATTCGGAACACGTAGAAACTATACTGTCGATTACGACTATGGTTATATACTACCGAAGGACGTTACAGACCAAGTAGCACAAACATTACCACGTAGTTTAGAAGCAATAGCAATTAAACTTGTTGTTCTTAAACACAGGGAAAATCAACGTCAAAGTCACGGACTTAAAGAATTAAAACAAGGCCGTTTGACACTTAAATTCACTGGTGAGCTGTTAAGCGCTAGAGAGTTTAGTACTTTACAAAAGTACAAGAAGATAGGAGTGTGGTAATAAAATGCAAAAATATATATTCACTAAGGGTATTCATTTTATTACTAAGAAAGACAATGTAAGATATAAGAAAGGTTATATCTTTGAGATGGAAGAAGATGTGGCTTTAAAGTTTATCGAACTTGGAGTTCTTACCAAATACTCAATTACCGTTGTACAAATTAAGGGACAATTAGAGGAGCTCGGAGTTCATTATAGTAGTACTGTAAAAAAACAGGAGTTATTGGATTTATTAGAGGAATCAACAAATGTTAATAATAGATAATTCAGTAACTTTTCAAAGAGCGACAGTAGAGACTAATTCCGAAGGCTCACAGTATCCTGTTTATCATACATTACTTAGTAATATAGGTTGTAACTTACAAGCGGAAGATGGAAAATTATTTCCAGGACAATACGGGCGCACACAAGCTGAAGATGTGTTTATATTATATGTACACACAGAAGAGGTAACAACGGTGTTAGCGGGAGATAGAGCTATTATTAAGGGTATTACTTATACCGTAGATAAAATACTAGACCCCTATTCTACACACCAAGAAATGCTGTTATCAAAGGCTACTATTTAATGCTTCAACCGTGTAAAAAAGGATGGAGAATCTTTTCATCTAAAACTGGGAAAAAGGGTTTTAGTGGGCTTGTTTCTAAGTTCAGTTCGTTTTTAAGAGATAGTAATAAAAGTTCAAAAGAGACTTCACAAGAGGTTTCTGAAAGAATTGCTAGAGACACAAGAAATAACATTCGTTCTAGTTTACAAACACAAACAGGAGAACTTGAAAGTTCTGTATATTCTAAGAAAAAAAGTATCTTTGGTACTTACGAAGTCGGTGTTAACGCACCGTACGCAGAATATGCCGAGTTTGGTACAGGTATTTATAATATATTTGGTAAAGGTAGAAAAGGTGGATGGGTGTATAGAAAGGAATCAACGGGCGAGTTCTTTTATACTGAAGGACAAAAACCACAGTTATTCTTTAATAAAGCACTAGAAAAAAATCTTGGTAGGTTTTCAGACACACTTAAAACTAAAATTAGGAGGAGAATTAGATGACACCACAAGAAGAGTTATATTATGCTTTAAAAACTGACTCTGCTATTTTGCTGGTAGTTGATGATGATATCTCCAAAATATCAAACAAATATCCAATCATTTCGATGTTTGGAACAAACACAGCATCAAACTTTCCACGTATTACTTATATATTGGATGAAAGAACACACGCTTTATTTGTGGATAATAAACCAATATATGATGAATTATATTTTAATGTGGATATATGGTTACCGTCAACGTCTTTAGTTGATTTTAGCCTTAATGCAATAAAACTGGAAATTGATAGAATTGTACTTACACTTGGTTACGCTAAAGTTGGCGAAAGCGAGAAGAGAGAGATTGAGGAGAGAGTTAGCCACTTATCCTTGACGTATAAGAAAGAATTTCCTTCAAACTTATAGGAGGCAAAATAAATGGGAAAACAAACACAAAAAGTACGTACTGGTGTTAAGAACCTATACTTCGCATTGTTAAGTCAAGATGACTCAACTTTGTTAGCGTATGGTACACCAGAAAGAGTTCCTGGACTTATTAAAATTGATGTAAATCCTGGAACTAATACTGACACACTATATACCGACAACAAAGCAGCTATTGTTTATTCTAGTGTTGGTATGGTAGATGTTAGTATAGAAAAAGATAGTTTACCAGATGACTTATTATCAGAAGTACTTGGACGTCCTACTGAAGGTGGAGTAAGTTACTTGACAAGTGAAAACACAGCACCTTACTACGCAATTATGTATGAACAAACATACTCTAATGGAACATCTAGTTTCGTTAAATTATTCAAAGGTAAATTCTCAGAACCAGACCAAGCAAACGAGACTAAAAATGACTCTGTAAACTTCCAAACAGGAACTATTACAGCTCAATTTGTAGCAACAAACTTTGAAAAAACTTTCAGTGGTGTAGACAAATCATTAATTATGGCTACAGCAGATGAAGACAATGTGAATTATACTGACGAAGGAGATACTTGGTTTGATTATGTATATGCTGCTGACCCAGCATTTACAATTACATCAAATCCATCTGATGGAGACGCTGGTGTAGCAGTTGATGTAATACCAACAATAACTTCAGCAAATGGAGCATTCGTTAATGCAACTGATGCAGCTAATGTATTCTTAATGGAAGATGGGGTTGGTTTAGTAACTGCAACTTTAACTGTCGATGTAACTGGTAAGATAATTACAGTTACTCCAGCAGTAGATTTAACAGCTTCTACTGACTACACAATAGTGTATAACCTTACTGACGTATATGGACAAGAAAGCGGAGCAACTGTAATTAACTTTACAACTGCCGCGTAAAAAAGATAATTTAAAGGGTGTTATCTAATAACACCCTTTATTTTTAAAAAAAATTCCAAGGGGGAATTATAAATGAATGTAAAAGTATTCAAATTCAGAGATGTGCAAAAAATCTCGAAACTAGTAACACAACTTGACTTAAAAAAAGAAGATATAAACGATATATTAAATGTACTAACAGGGGCTCAAAAGGAAATGCTTGGAACAGAAGCAGATGTTGAACTTTATCTATTAAATAATGTTAGTGCTAAAGAACGTAAGGAACTATATAAGGAACACGAAAACGATATAGCTAAATTACGAGAATTTGCCCTTAATCATAAGGGCGTTTCGTCTAGCGCAGGATTCTTCGAAGTAGCTTTAAAGTTACTTGGTATTGTAGCTGACAAGTTTGATTTAATAGCAGACTTTATGGGGTATTACCTAGAAGATTATACTGCTAAACAAGTATTAGATATGGAAGAAGAGGAAGCTGTTGACGCAGTATTGGCAGTGTTTACAAATCCGGGTTTCGTAAAATTCTTCTCACGTTTGTTCAACTTGAAACTTCTATAGGTTGGGACGAGCTAGAAGACCTTCTTTACCTAAGATATGGAAACTTAGATTTTATATTTGACCAAGATTTAAAGATAGCAGTTAAAAAAATAAGCGTAGCATTGAAACAATCAAACGAGGACAAATTGTTTGACCTTTGGTCTAAATCAATGAGTTCTTCTACGTTTGATGATTGGAAAGCAGATATTAAAAAGAAAGCAAAGGAAAAAGAAACTGGTGGAATAACAGGTGTAGATATAGCACAACTGTAATACTCACAAGCGGAGGTGAGTGGTTTGGCACAAAAAACGGTAATTGAAAGATTAGTTGTTCAACTATGTGTTGATAACTCTCATTTTAATAAAGGAATAAAATCATTACAAAAGAGTTTATCCAGAGCTAGTAGTAGTATGATTCACGCTGGTAAACGTATGTCTAAGATTATGATTGGTGGCTTAGTTGCAATAGGTGTAGCAGCACTTAAACTAGGTAGGGACTATGATTGGGCAATGAACCGTGTACAAGCCGTTACTAACGCAACAACTAAAGATATGTCAAAACTAAATGATACAGCTCAAATGTTAGGACGTACAACAGCCAGAACTGCAATTCAAATTGCTGAGGGTATGGCAACATTAGGGTTAGCCGGATTTAGTATAGAAGATATTGATGCTTCAATAGCTGCGATTACCAGTTTATCTGTTATCGCGGATGTAGACTTAAAGACAGCTGCACAGGATGCTGCCAACTTAATGGCACAGTTTGATATTGCAGCAACAGACCTTACTTCAGCTGTAGACATATTAGCACGTACTGCTACAAGTTCTAACCAGACTGTAGAGGAATTAGTTAATGGGTTAAAGTTTGCTGGACCTATCGCCCATCAAGCAGGTATGGGATTAGCAGAAACAGCAGCAGCAATGGGTATATTAGCCAATAATGGTATTCGTGCAGGTATTGCGGGACGTGCATTAAGAATGGGTATCTTAAAGATTGTAGCGCCAACTTCAGAAGCATCAGAAAAACTAAGACAACTTGGTGTTTCTGTTACAGACGAAGAAGGTAACCTAGTAAGCTTTGAGG